CTTGAATTTTCCTGCTTGCTGGGCAGGATCAAGCGTGGCCTTCATGAGCTCATTGGTCATTCTGTCCACTTCCTTTTTATACCTGTCAGAATTCACGGCCTTATCGACCAGGGCTTGCAGCTGATTAGCAAAGTCCCCATCGGCACTGGAGGCGGTAAGTTCGCCTGCCATGCCCGCAGCCATGAGTATGGCCATAATCGCTTCTTTTTTCATAGCACTAGTTTGGTTTGTATCGTTAGATGGGCCGGACTCCTTTGATGTAGGCCCTTCAAATAGTTTAAAAATATCTTCAGCAGTTCGGTTGCTCATATCTTCAGGATCCACTGCCCTTTTCTTAACTGGCTCTATGACTTCATCCACTATGCCTAGATTAGCGCATTTATCAGAGTCAAGCCATGTTTCCTGTCCGGGTTTTACCCAGCCCTCTATTTCCTCCTCACTGGCAGTTGTTCGTTCCTTATAGATTTTCTTGATTCGAGCCACACAGCCTTCCATTTGTTCTAGGCTCGACTTTACTGCCTGCCTATTGCCATACACACCCATTTCTACATCATGTGCCATGAAGAATGCATTCTTAGTAGTTTTAATGGTGTCACCACCTAGTAGGATTATAGAACCCATGGAAGCAGCCAAGCCTTCATTGATCGTAGTGATCTTACAATCACTTGAGCGCATTAGATCATAGATGGCAAGACCCTCATATACCGAACCACCACCACAATGAAGCCTCACCGTCAAGTTGGTCTTGCTTGTGATCAGGTCTCGGAATGCTTGCTGAAAACCAGCATAGTCCACGGCTTCCCATTTTCCGATATACCCGTATATTTTGATTTCCGCATCTTGCTGCGTAGCGTTGGTAACCTCGTATTGAAAGCCCTGTTTAAGTCTTGCCATCCTTGATCCGTTTTCCTGTTTCGTTGGATGCAAAGATGTTGTGAAGGCAAAAAATCATGAAATCATCAATTAGAATTTAAAGAAAAACCTTTAAATCCTAAAGGTTTTTGTTTAGGATTTAAATGAAAACCTTTAAATCCTAACTGAACTTTTCAGCAAAAAGAAGCCCTGAATCATCTTTGTATAAACAAAATGACAGGGATGAGCAGCAAAAGGAAACTTTCCAATGAGGACAAAAAAGCGGTAGGTCTAGACCTCTACCTCAATACTGATAAATCGCAAAATGAAATTTGCAACATTATCAGCGTCACACCCAAGACTTTCTCAAAGTGGAAAAATGACGGAGACTGGGAGCTACTCAAGCAAGCCCAGACCATCACTTCCAAAAACATCATTTTTAATCTCTATAAAAAAGCGCATGACGAATCCCTCAAGGACGACATGAGTGCGGACAAAATGATCAAGATAGCTACCAGTATTGAAAAGCTATCCGATAGAAGAGTTACCATCGCTCAGATCATCAATGTTTTTCAGGAGTTCACCACTTATGCTTTCAATAAGGATGCTGACTTGGCAAAGCAAATCAATGTAATGCAGAAGGAATTCGTCGAGTACAAAATTGAGCAAGGCCAATGATAGAGCAAATCAAAAAAAGAGACTACCAGCAGTGGTTAGACTTTTGTACGCAAGTACAAAACAGCACTTCAGTCAAGCTCAACGAATCCAAACAAGACCAGAAAGCCCGGATTAAAGCCTGCTTAAAGGACTATAACCTATTCTTTAAGACCTACCTGTCTATTTACGCAGACCATGATTGCGCCCCTTTTCATATCAAGCTGGCAAAGGCCGTACTCAAAGACCCTAACTTCTTTGGTGTAGCTGAGTGGCCACGAGAGCATGCCAAGTCAGTACACATGAATATTGGCATTCCCATGTTCCTGATTGCTCATGGTGAGCTAACAGGGATGATACTTATGGGGAAAAATAACGATGATGCCAGTAACCTACTTGCCGATGTTCAGGCCCAACTAATGAGTAACGACCTCTTTGCAAATGATTTTGGCAAGCAGTACAGCTTTGGGAGTTGGGAAGAGGGTGATTTCACTACCAAGCAAGGTATTCGATTCCTTGCTGTTGGTCGTAACCAATCTCCCAGAGGAGCCCGAAAAAACGAAAAGCGTCCCAACTACGCCTCCATTGATGATATCGATGATGATGAATTGGTAGAAAACCCAAAGCGAGTCAAAAAGGTGGTTAAAAATATCCTGGGAGCCCTGTACTTTGCGCTCTCCATCAAGGGAGCTCGGGTAGTCATGGGAGGTAACCGGATTCATAATAATTCAGTCCTGGCAAACATTGTAGGTGATACCAAGCCGGGCAAAAAGAAACGCAAAGGCCTGTGGCATGACAAGCGTGTAGCCCTTACTGATATCAAATATAATGCTGAAGGCGAGATGATCAGTGGAAAACCTGTCTGGAACCGCTACACCTTTGAGGAACTAAAGCGCAAGATCATTAAAGCCGGGCATGTCCACAGTCAGCGTGAGTTCTTTCACAAGACCGAGATCGAAGGAAGCATTTTCAAAAACCGATACTTCAGGTTTGCCAAGATTCCAAACCTACGACTTATGCAGGTCATCATTGGTTATTTTGACCCAAGTTTTGAAAACAATCCCACCTCTGATTTTAAGTCTGCTCCGGTCTGGGCCCTTAGAGGACAAAAACGGTATTGCCTGGCTCGATTCTGCCGAAGATGCGAAATAGAAGACGCCTTCGAATGGATGGTCCATTTTGAAAAGAAGTTACCTCTTGGGGTAGGTATGATTTGGTACGTAGAGAAACAATTCTATAACCGACCTATCATCAACGCCAAAGCCAGAGTGGAGCGCAAAACAAAGCACCGCCTTAATGTCATTACTGATGAAAGAATCAAACCGGGCAAGTACACCCGAATAGTAAGAATGGAGCCGGAGTACTCCTCAGGAAATGTCATTTACAATTTAGATGAAATTGAAGACACTGACATGATTGAAGGCAACAACCAGGTGAAGGGAATAGAACCAGGTTACAATTCTCCGGACGATGCCCCCGATAGTGATGAAGGCGCATGGTATTACCTCGACCAGCACATTACCGAAGACAATCCACCTCCGGCAGCAGGCAAAAGGGAGATTGACGAAACCAGACGTTACTAAATATTTCTATATGGCTTTTCTAAATATTAATGATTACAGCGTTCAAATCCGATCCTGGGTTACCAATATCATCACTGATGAAAATGAAGACATCCGTATCAAGTCGGAACTGATGGCGCAGGGTGAAATGGAATCTTACCTGCGGACAAGGTATGACACCACTTTGATTTTCGATCCTGCCCTTTACGATGAAGACCAGACCCTAGACGAAAGGAACCAGACCATAGTCATGTACCTTATCGACATGGCCGTCTATCACCTTCATGCCAATATCTCCCCTGAGAGTGTTCCGGACATCAGGGAAACTAGGTACAAGGCAGCCATCAACTGGCTCAAGGATGTGAGTAAAGGCAACATTAATCCAAACCTCCCTGAAAAGACCTCCGAAGACGGAGAAGCTGAATTAAACTCCCTTTTCAATGGTGGTAGCAATGATCCGGTTACGGATAGATACTAAAGAACGTTTAAGACCTATTTAAGAGCGCACACAATGGACTTTAATAAAACAATCAAGGGATTATGGCCCCTTACGCTTTCGAAGCCTCTAAAGCCCGAAAAAGAAGAGTATGACAATCTGGTAAAACAGATGGTTGCTATCATCAAACACCAGCGTTCCTTATACCGAAAGGAAATAGCCGACTGGAAGAAAGCCAGAGCCTGGGCACTCGATCCTGAGCAACCAAGGCGCAAGATGCTAATCGACCTTTACGAAGACATCATGACCGATGCCTTTATCTGGGGCCGATGGGATACACGGAGGCTTCGAATCAGTAACAAGGGAATTGCCATCATCAATAAGAACGAGGAGATCGATAAGGACAAAACCGATATGCTCGAAAAGATGTGGTTCAATAAGTTCATCAAAGATGCACTGGATTCAAAGGCTTTCGGTTACACTTTATTATATGTAGACCAGCTAAACCCTGATGGCACCATCAAAGCCATGAGCCATGTATACCGTGACCACATCGTACCGGAAACTAAAGAGATCCTGAAATTCTCCACTGACATATCAGGCACCCGGTTTGATGAGCCTCCGGTATCGGACTGGTGTGTATGGATAGACTCAGGTAATCTTGGTCTCTTGGATATGGCTGCACCACTTTGGATATTCAAAAAACACTCCTGGCAAAACTGGGATGAGTTCGAAGAGAAATTCGGCCTACCTATCAGGACGGTAAAAACTGCCCAGACTGATCCACGAGTACTTCGGGAAATTGACTCGTTCCTAAAAGACCTCGGTACCTCAGCCTGGGGAAGGTTCCCGGCCAATACCGAAATCGATATCAAAGAATCAAGCTCCAGAGACTCTTATAATGTATTCAACGAAAAGCGAAAGGCATGTAATGAAGAACTGGCCACGCTCATTGATGGTCATTTCGAAACAGCCAAAGACACTGGCTCACGGGCAAAGGCAGGATCGATTATTGAAAGTACCCAAAAACTCATCACTCTCGATGATGAAACTTTCGTCAAGTACCTCATGAACGAAAAGGTATTGCCTTTCCTTCGTGAAATGGGTTACCCGTTCTCTGAAGATGACAGATTCATCTGGAATGAAAACGAACAGCAGTCACCTAAAGACCGCCTCGACATATTCAAAGGAGTGAAAGCCCTGGGTTACAAAGTCAAGAAAGAACAGATCGAAACCGAATTGGATGTGGAGATAGAAGCAGAAATTTCACCACCGACACCACCTCCAGGAAGCCCTAAAGATTTCATCACGGGTTTTAAGTTGCCCCATGCCTCATGTGGGCATGGGGCCGTCCCGGACACGTACCGGATGATATTCGATATCAGCAATGCCACAATTGACCCCGATGAGGAAATGTTACTAAAGCAGCTGTACGCTTCCGGAGGCAATACCGACTGGTCATACAATGAGTTCAAGAAATCCCACACCAAGCTAATTGACGGGCTGAAGGGTTACGGGCAGATTGATTTTGATTTCGAATCTTCAGACCACCTCACAGTGCAAATGATGCGAGCCAATATCCACCGATTTGGTACAGACAAGACCCAAGCGCAATTATTCCAACTCAACCAGATCATCAAAAACCCAGAGGTCGACACCTTCGGAAAGTTTAGAGAACGGTCATTAAAGGTCTTCCCTAATTACAATGAACGCTGGCTGGAGACTGAATTTGATCAGGTACAAGCCACTTCACAGATGGCAGCCAAGCAAAAGGAAATGATGGAAAACCAAGACATCGCTCCTTACTGGAGGCTTGTAGCTGTACTGGATGAGGGTACCACACTTATCTGTAGAAGCCTTGACGATAAGGTGTTTAGAAAGGACGATGCCGATGCCTGGCGTTTCCTTCCTCCCAATCATTGGCGATGCAGGTCAGATGCTGAAGATGTACTCGAGGATTACGATGGGGAAGTCTCCACCATGGCCGATGCCGTAGGTGCAGACCCGGACGGCTTTGAGCGCATGCAGCGTAGCGGACATGATGTCAACTGGGGAGATGAGAAGGCGGTTTTTTCCAAAACCCAAGGCTACCTGTCCAAATTTGACCTGGGAGAGATCGACACTTTCAATGCCTTTGACTTCCGAACCTTTGACCTGAAGAGCCGGGCCAGCATGACCAATCTACCGGACATGCCAGCCATTGGGAGAGTCAGAAGGTTTACGGATCGATCAGGAGACTACCGTTTCCCCGATCCCGAAGGCATGCCTGTATGGATGGAAAGAGACCAGGTAAGCGGGCCATTGCTCAGGGCTGCGGACGATGCCATCGGTAATGCAGATGAAGTATATTGGTTTCGGGCAGGTGACGCTGAGGTCAAAAGTTACTTCAGGCATTACAAGGAAGGTACTGTCCATACCCTTGTGGATTACAATGCTACCCAAAAAGCCACCGTCCAAAGCATGGAACTGATCAGCGACCCGGACAATGCCAGGCGTGGACTATTGGTATATAGCCCCGTGGAAAAGATCGCTTATAATAAGGCCAAATACAATTCACTACCCCCTGAGGAAATCAAAGTATCCTTTAATGAGAAAACAGGGGCATTTATTAGCCGTCATATTGACCATGGTAAACATGAACTCCCAAAGAACCTGTATACTGCAAATAAGCTTCAGGAGAGCGGGTATTCTTCTCAGCTTCTACCCAATCCAGATAATATAAAGTCTGCCGATGCATTGGTAAATGGTGTGAAGTGGGAATTTAAATTACTCACTGAGTATAAGAATTTAAGTGGAAGGGTTCGGGATTCTATAAGAGAGGCTTCCAGACAGAGCCAAAACATACTACTCCATATCAACAATCAATATACCATAAAAGAAATTGTTGAAGGGCTGAACACAGCCGTAAGAAGGGATAAAAAGAAACGAATCCATTTCGTAGCCATTGCATTCAATGACAATCGAGTGTTTATCTTTTCCAGAAAGCAAATAGAAACGGGGGAATTCAGAAGGATATTAAACTAAAAAAATAAAGGAGGATAGCCAACAAGTGGCTAGAGCCTTCCTTTCTTGAGGGGGTCATCCTCAGACAACCATTACAAATATAGCGCAAATCCATTAATTAAACAATATGAAGGGATTAGATTATGCATTAGGGCTTATTGACAAAGGTTTCATGGCAGGCATGAAGCAGGCCATTGGGTTGACCAAAACCCTCGACCATACCGTCAACAAGGTAAACCGACATGTAAGCGGTACTGGCAAAGCTGCCAAGTCTGGATTCAATGGCCTGTCCCAGACCATTAAAAAGACTAGTGAAGACATGAACGGCTTCACCTCGAAAGCCAAGAAAGGCATTGGAGGCATGAATGCCAGCTTGGAAAGCACCAAGAGAAAGCTTATAGATACAGGGGCCTCAGGCAGTAGAAGTATGAATGGACTGAATGGTACCATCCGTACGGTTAGAAATTCCCTCGTTGGTCTTTTTGCTGTGGCTCAGATTAGCGCATTCACAGGCAGTGTTAAGACGGCCACCACCACTTTCGAAGGATTAGAGAATACCATTCGCTTTGCCTCAGGTAAGGAAGCCAATACCAATATGACTTTCCTTGATGATACTATCAAGCGACTGAATATGGATATGCAAGCCAGTTACAAGGGTTTCCAAACCATCTCCGGGGCCATGAAAGGAACAGCCCTGGAGGGGCAAGCCACAAGGGATATCTTCGAAGGCATAGCCACAGCCGGTACCATCATGAACTTGAAAGCAGACCAAATGGAAGGAGCTTTATTAGCCGTCTCCCAAATGGCATCAAAAGGTAAGGTACAGGCTGAAGAACTCAGGGGACAACTTGGCGAAAGGTTACCGGGAGCCTTCAATATTGCAGCCAAATCCATGGGAGTTACCCAGGAGGAATTGAATAACATGCTGGACAAAGGACAAGTTTATGCAGAAGATTTCCTTCCTAAGTTTGCCAAAGAACTTAAGAATACTTTTCAAGATGGCCTTCCGGCAGCTGCCAATTCCATGCAGGCAGCCACCAACAAGCAAAACAACGCTCTTACCAGCCTAAAACGAACACTGGGTGAATCCATGCGCCCGGCATTTATGATGTTTAGTGAAAACATGGCTGGTTTTTATAACTGGCTCAATGGGGTCATTCCTTTACTTGAACCTGTGAGGAAGGCCATGGTAAACTTAGGTCAGGCCTTTATGCCAGTCATTACTGCCATCATGGGTATAGCAGCTGCCAGCGGTGGAGCCAGTGGTATAATAGACCAAATGGCTGGTGTGATCAATACCGCAGCTACGATCGTAGAAGTGCTGTCATATGGCATGGGCTTCCTCATAGAGAATTACAAAATTGTGATCCCGGCCATAGCCGGATACATCGCCATGCAAAAGCTTATGGCCTTGGTCCAGATGGCAGCAGCTGCCAAGACTACAGTGCTGGCCATAGCCACACAAGGGCTTAACGCTGCCTTTGCTGCTAACCCCATAGGGCTTACCATCTTGGCATTGGCTGCGCTTAGCGGAGCGGTGATTTATGCATACAATAAAGTGTCCTGGTTTCGTGGGGGGATAATGGCTGCATGGGAAGTGATCAAGGGATTTGGTAATATCATCAAGGATTATGTCATTACCAGATTTCAAGAGCTACTCTCAGGGATCACAGGAATAGGTAAATCCCTCTACCACCTCTTTACCGGAGACTGGGCAAAAGCATGGGAGGCAGGCAAGAAAGCTGCAAATGGCCTTATGGGTGGCAATGCCAAAAAGCAACTAATTCAGGATGCCCTGGACGTAGGAAAAAAAGCTGCCAACGCTTATAAGAAGGGAGCCAGTGAGGCTAGCATGGCCACCACTGCTGACGATTCAGCCAATGCCCTGGTGAGCAACGGCAGCCCAAACAGTAACAATATCACTGCACCCGGAGGAAGCCCCACAGGAAATGGCCCTAGCACTTCTGTAGCTGCTGGCTCTGGCACCGGAGGCAATAGGGAGATTACTTTCAATATTCAATCGTTCGTCAAAGAGCTAACGATCCATACCACCAACCTAAAGGAAAACCCTCAGGAGGTAAAAGCAATTATTGAACGCTTGTTTTTCGATATCCTGCGAGACCTTGAAACCAGAGTAGACCTATGATCAACGACAATGCACCGGAATTTCTTCGCATAGCCAATGCCTACCAGAAGGCAAAGAAGGTGATCCCTCGCAAGATGGCCATCTATGCGGTTAACCATTTCAAAAGAAACTTTAGGCTCCAGGGATTTCAGGATGGCAGCCTAAAGAAATGGCCTGCAAGGGCTGGCAAGATACGTAAGGGAAACAATATACTTATCAAGTCAGGCAGGCTCAGGAGAGGCGTGAAGATACTTCGAACTTCAGGGAGCCGAACGGTAATAGGCGTGGGTGCAGAGATACCTTACGCACGCATTCACAATGAAGGCGGTAAGATCAAGATCACCGCCAAGATGCGCAGGTACTTCTTTGCCATGTATTACAGCATGGCAGAAAGGGACGAGGCGGGCAAAGTAATCTCCGAAAGCGATGAGGCCAAATTTTGGAAGATCATGGCCCTTACCAGGAAAACACATATCGATGTACCCAAGAGGCAATTCATCGGCCCCAGTATAGGACTTGAAAAAGGCCTCGACAAACTTGTCATTAAAGAACTTAAAATGATCATCCAATGAGCGTAAAAGGAACCATTTATTTAGAAATATCCACCTACCTAAAACAACAAATACCCGAACTAAAGTGGGTAGACAAAGACCGTGGCCAGCTGGAGAACATCTCCAATTTCGTATTTCCACGGCCTGCCATATTCCTGTCCTTTATGCGTACGGAGTACGGCACCATTGGCAACAATAGCCAAAAAGGTGAAGGAGCAGTGAGGCTTAGAATAGCCTATGAAAACTATGCCGACAGCTTTACCGGATCAATCAACCAGGACAAAGCCCTGGCATTCTTTGAATTCAATGAGAAAGTTTACGAAACCCTCCAGGGCTTGAGCGGTACCCACTTTTCCCCACTGGACCGGACAGCCGATGAGGATGATTTGGAGCATACCAATATCATAGTGACCATTCAAGAATACGCCTGCAACTTCGTGGATGATACAGCTGTCAAGAAAAAACAATTCATCCTTACCGATCCCGATGTAGAAGTAACGCACGTAAAAAAAGGGACGCTCCCCGATAGAACGCCCCTTGATGATGGTACCTTTGTAATAGCTGATTTCTGAAAAACAATGCTTGGCTAGGTTTCCATTTTGAGGTTACAGAGTAAGGGATCGAACCAACCATTAACCTACAACATCGCCCCACTGGATGTTTTCTCTATCTCAAATGACGGGTGTTAATAACACCGCCAAGCAAAGTTTAATAGTAAACAAAATTCATTTAAACATCCCTTAAAGGTGTTTATAATATCCCGTTCGCCTTACGATAAGCCAGATTGTTTCTTTCTCCAGAGGAAGACACTCCTCCTCTAGGAGCTGTAGCGCATACTCAGAGGAGTAGTGGCACCTTGCCGTAAGCTCCTCATATCGCTTCCTTATTCGCTCATTGCGCCTGACTATCTTACTATTTGCTGTCTTTACTGCCAATCGCTATTATTGCTTTGTTTCATCCAAAAATAAACAATCCCATTTTATTTTGTAGGATTAATTTATTAGGGCATAAAAATGCCCTGCTAAAATTGAATTTAGCAGGGCTTAACTTAATCTGGTTAACTTACTCCTTACTAAACATTATAGAATTTAAACTATCTATGCTCTTATCAAGCTCTTTCACCATTTCGATTAATGCTTGCAACTTATCCTCAAGCATATCATTCCTTTGAATACCCAATGCGATAATCAGAGCAGTCTCCAAAGGTACCTTTTTTCTTTTCTGAATAGTTTCGGCCAGTTCTAAAATTTGATCAAGTAATTGTTCTTTATCATTCATGATTCTTATTGGTTAGAGATTAAAAAGTATGTATAAATATAATAGTAAATCTTGATTAAATATACAAAATATAGTAAAAACTATTATGAGTTTAAATACATGAAATTTTTTAGTTATAACACAATTTTAATATATTTATCATATTAACTGCACAAACAAAATATATAATATGCCGAGCATTTTAAATCAATACTTAAAAAAAAGGATGAGTCTCATTGACTTAGAGACGGAATTGCAAAAACTTATTAAAGAATACAACAGATATACAAATAGGTATTTATTTGTGTATTCAAGTGATATTAATAAAGGTAGAACCCGCGGGATAGATGTTAGCCTTGTCCAAGACGATTTTTATAACATTCAAGATATCTTACGTGAATCAGATAAAGGAGAAATTGACTTTTATATTGAAACACCAGGTGGGAGTGGCGAAGCTGCTGAGGAAATTGCTAAATTTTTGAGAAAAAAATTTAAAGAAGTAAATTTTATTATTGCTGGAGAAGCAAAAAGTGCCGGTACAATTTTAGCATTATCTGGGGATAATATTTATATGACGGACACTGGAAGTCTAGGGCCTATTGACGCACAAATAAGGCTAGGAAGATCTACTATTTCGGCTCATGATTATAAAGAATGGGTAGACCTCAAAAGAAACGAAGCCGAAAAGAACGGAAAATTAAACCCATTTGACGCTGTCATGGTTGCCCAAATATCACCTGGGGAGCTTTATGGAGTAATTAATTCTTTAGAATTCGCAAAAGACTTAGTTAAGTCTTGGTTAGAAGAGTACAAATTCAAAAATTGGACCAAAACCAGAGATAATGGAAATGTGGTTACAGCAAAAATGAGAAAAGAAAGAGCCTCTGAAGTGGCAGAAAAATTGTGTGATCATACTACTTGGAGAACCCATGGCCGATCTTTGAAAATAGAAGATTTGCAAAATGAACTGATAATTGAAAGGGTCGATGATGATTCTAAGCTTTCGGATATTGTTTACCGCATTAAAACAATTGTTAGGCTTATTTTCGATAGTTCTTCCGTATACAAGTTATTCTACACGGATGACCTTAAATTATCAAAAACATTTACAATTAACTCAAGCAGTAACAACCCTATCCCTAGCCCGTTTAAAGGCCTAAAACCTACCAATAATAAAAAGATTGAAAAGGTTGATTTAAATGTCGAATGCCCAAAATGTAAGAAAAAACACATTGTTCCTGGATACCTCGGTATTGGAGGAAATTTAATTAAAAGCCATAAACTACCGATAAACAAAAATGTAAGAGATAATGACGTACTTGTTTGTGATAACTGTAATTTTGCATTAGATTTAAAACCAATCAAAAATGAGGTAGAAGCTCAAATTAAAAAGAAAGTTA